CTCCCGGGATCTATGCATTCAAGCAGAACACCCACGATATTCGGCGGAAGTCAAGTGCGTCTCACGGTACGCAACAGTTTCGCCAGACGGGACACGGTGAACGGTGGCGCTGGCCGCAGCTAAGCCGACACCGCTGGTAGGCCGGGAGCATCCCCGGCTCGCTCCACCGACGCCGGCGCGGTCCCAGGTCAAGGACTTCTCGGCCACCGCCAAGAGCGTCGGAATCACGCTCCTGCCGTGGCAGACTGTTGTCGGCCGCTACCTCTATGCGTCGGGTCCGGGTGGAAGATGGACCTGGCCCGAGGTGGCGGCCATCGTCGCCCGACAGAACGGCAAGACCGAACTCGTCACGCCGCACATCCTCCACCGGCTCGCGATGGGCCGCCGCATCCTGCACACGGCTCAGACCCGTGAGCTGCCGCGCAAGATGTTCTTCCGCCTCATCGCCATCGTCGAGACGCGCTACCCCGACGCCAAGATCCGGCGCGGCGGCGGTCAGGAGACGATCGAGTTGAAGAACGGCGGGCTGTATGTCATCTCCGCGGCCACCGGCGGCGGTCCCCGCGGCCTCAGCATCGACGATCTGATCGTGGACGAGCTCCGTGAGATCGGCGAGGAGTTCATCGGGGCCGCCATCCCGACGACGTCGGCGAGCATGAACCCGCAGATCCTCTACCTCAGCAACGCCGGCTCCGATGAGAGCACGTCGCTCAACGCCGTGAAGCTCCGGGCCGAGGACGATCCGAGCCTTGCATACCTGGAATGGTCCGCCGGCCCCGATCGCCTCATCGACGATCCCGAGGGATGGGCCGAGGCGAACCCGAGCATCGGCCACTTCCCGATGCTCCTGGACAACCTCGCCCGCCAGTACCGCAGTCACAAGCTCGCAGGCTCCCTCGCCCACTTCGAGACGGAGAACCTTTGTCGCTGGGTCACGACGCTTCGGGAGCGGCTCGTGGATGACACGGCGTGGGCGAAGTGCCGCGACGACGTCGGCAAGCCGACGCGGCCCGCCATCGGCGTCGCGATGGACCCCGACGGAAGGCGGGCGACGATCGCCCTCGCTTGGATGGAGGGCTCTCGCGTCGCCATCGAAGTCGTCGCCGACGTCCACGGCGACCCGATCGACACGGCCGCCCTCGGCGAACAGGTCAAGTCCCTCGCCCAGAAGCACGTTGCGAAGGTCGGCTACGACGCCCACACCGACGGGCAGCTCGCCAAGTACGTCCGCAAGGGCCACGGCGAGAACGTCACCGGCCAGAAGGCGGCCGGCGCATCCGCCGAGTTCGCCCGCCTCGTGTCGGCCGGCTCCATCGCCTATCAGAACGCCGACGCCGTCACCGATGACCTGACGTGGACCGTCCGCCGCGTCGAAGGACCCGACGGCAGCTTCCAGGCCGTCCACGCGAAGGACGACAGGCCCATTACCGCATCCCTCGCCGCCATCCGAGCCGTATGGCTCGCCTCGATGCCCGCTACAGCCGGAAGGTTGGTCGTTCGATGAGCCTCTGGGACACCGTCACCCTCGCCATCGCCACGCGGCCGAAGCTCAAGCACGTCATGAACCTCCCCGAGGCCCGGTCCATTGACCCGTTCCACGACTTCCCGGACCTCGATGCCAAACTCCTTGCCGTTCAAGGGCTCTCCCCCCGGCCCTGGCGGGCGGCGGGACTCCGGGAAGCTCTCGGAGTCCCGTCGATCCTCGGCGCGGTCACGCTGATCAGCAACACCGTCGGCAGCTTGACGATGCGGGCCCTGAAGAACGAGGTCGAAGTCCTCCCGGAGGACCGTCCACGGGTCATCGTCCGCCCCGATCCGAACAAGCGGGCCGACGAGTTCTTCACCGACACGGCCTACAACCTCGCCACGCGGGGCGAGTTCTGGTGGTGGATCGCCAAGAGGGACGCCGACGGCAACGCGATCGCCCTCGTCAACATCCCGCCGGAGCAGATCAGCGTCTCCCAGAACAACCTGAACATCCTGCGGCCGACGATCACCTGGAACGGCATCGGTGCCGGCCGACAGGTCAAGATGGCGAACCGCGACATGGTCCAGGGCACGTATCTGCGGGACGGGGCGAGCCTCCGCGGCGTCGGGCCACTCCAGCTCTGCGGCGCGGCCATCTCCGTCTCCGTCGAGTCCCAGGAATGGGCCGCCAACTTCTACGCCGACGGCGGCGCGACCAGCGCCCCGATCATCCACAGTGCGGTGGAGCTCAGCGACGACCCGGATAGCGACGAGACAGAGGCCGAGCGGTTCGCCGATGCATGGTCCGCGAAGGGCAACAACCGCGTCCGAGTGGTGGATCCTCGGATCGACAGCATCGACTTCCCGACGTTCAATCCCCAGGGCGCGCAGATGCTGGACGCCCGCATGTACCAGAACGGCGACACGTCCCGGATGTTCCTCATCCCGGGCGAGCTCCTGGAATACGCGATGAGCGGTAGCAGCCTGACCTATCAGAACCTGTCCACCGTGTACGACGACTTCCTTCGCCGATGTCTCCGGCCAAACTACCTCTCCAAGATCGAGTCCGCGATGTCAGACTTGATCCCGCGGGCCTTCGCAGCCCGGTTCGACACCGACGTCCTGACGCTCGCCGACGCGAAGACGCGCTATGACACCTATGCCGTCGGCATCACGGCCGGCATCATCACGCCCGAGCAGGCGCAGTCCTTCGAGGGGCTCCAGCCGGGCGACACCGACAACGCCCCGGTGCCGTTCAGCCCGCCACAGGCTCAGATCACGATCCTGCCGACCCAGGCACGGGCCGAGGACGCGACCCGCTGCGAGGACCGGATCATGGTCAAGGGCATGCTCCGGACCTGTAACAAGCTCATCCCGCCGGGCTTCGTCTGCGAGCGGTCCAAGCGGCATGTCGCCTGATGGCTCCCCGGGGCAGCAAGCTCAGCAAGCGGGAACGGGAGGTCATCGCGGCGATCGCCTACTGCGGCGACCAGAAGCGGGCCGCGATCCGCCTCGGCATCGCCGATCAGACGGTCAAGAACCACCTGACGACGGCATACCGTCGCCTCGGCGTCCACGGCATCATCGACGCCCTGTACGCCCTCGGCTGGTTGCGCGTCCCCAACGATCTGCGGGCCCTGGGTAGCGATCAGCCGTCGGCTGTGCTCACCGACGGGAGATCCTCGGGCAGCCCAGGGCCCGCGTATCATCCATCGTTGACATTGCAACGATTGCCCTACACAATCCCGCCCAGAACCGAATAGTTCCGGGACACAGTCGGCTTCGTCCGCCGTCCCTTCGTCGGCCTCCCCCTGCGGAACAGTCCGCACCAGCAGGGCAGCGGAGGCTTCTCTATGACAGACGAAGAGACCATCAGATACTTCGTCCCGGACGACGACATCGAGGTCCGCGACTTCTCCGAGCGTGTCGTCGAGATGCGCCTGCTGCCGTGGGACAAGCAGATCGACACGAAGCTCGGCCCCGAGCGGTTCACTCGCGGGGCCTTCGAGGGCACCGACCCCCAGAGCGTCTACCTCTACCCCTCCGAGCACCAGATGAAGATCGGCGTCGGCTCCGACGGCAATCCGAAGGCCGTCCGGGTCCCGATCGGGCGGGCGTTCGAGGTCAGTGACGACGGCACCGGGCCCACGGTCAAGTTCAAGGTCGCCCGCACCTCGGCCGGTGACGAGGCCCTCAGCCTGATGGCCGACCGGATCATCGGCGGGGCGTCCGTGGAGTTCGCCCAGGTCGCCGGCGGGACGGCCATCGAGAACCAGAACGGACGGCGTGTCCGTGTCCACAACCGGGCCCGCCTCATCGGCGCGACCCCGACCCACCGGCCGGCCTACGGCGAGCAGGCTGCCGTTCTTTCCGTCCGCTCGCAAGAGGAGGTTGCCCCGATGGGCGAAGAGACAGTCGCCCCGACGGGCGTGGACAACAGCGCGGCGATCCTTGCCGCCATCGAGAGCGTCAACGCTCGGGCGGCGGTACAGGAAGGCATCAACGCGAAGTTCATGGAGAAGCTGGAGCAGCTCCAGGAGCAGGCCCGCTCCGACATCAGCATCCCCGGTGGCGAGGACCCGAAGCCGAAGCTGGAGCTTGGCGGATGGGCCGACCTCGTGGTGCGCGCAAGCACCGGCGAGCGGCTCGCGGCCGACCAGGTCCGAACCCTCGATGACGTGATCACGTCGGACAACCTCGGCGTCGTCCCGCCGGCCTACCTGACCGAGCTGATCGGCGTCATCGACCCGTCCCGGCCGTTCCTCGGCAGCACCCGACGCCTCCCGACGCCGTCGGCCGGCATCAAGCTCATCGTGCCGATCATCACGCAGCGGCCCGAGGTCGCCGTCCAGGACGCGGAGAAGCACGACATCGCCTCGACCCCGAGCAAGATCAGCACGACCGAGTTCGACATGGTCACGGCCGCCGGTGGCGGCGACCTGAGCATCCAGCTCATCAAGCGGTCGTCTCCCGAATTTCTTTCGCTGTGGGTCGAGCTGCTCGCCGAGCAGTACGCCCGCGTCACCGAGGATCTCGCGGTCACGGCCCTGCTCGACGCGATGGGCGGCATCGGCAACGCCTCGCCGCTCGATCCGGCGGACACGAACTTCGGAGCGGCCTATGTGGCAGCGTTCGACGCCATCCGGCGCGGGCCTGACACGATCTGGCTCTCGACCGAGGCCGTCGGCGAGTTCATCGACGCGAAGGCGACGACCACCAACCAGCCCATGTACTCGTCGATCCAGCTGGACGCCACTGCGGCCGGCGGGGTCGCGGGCAACATCTCCGGCCTGCGAGCCGTCCACGTCCCGGCGCTCGACGCCCACGGCGCGTACGCGATCGTCGGCCCGGGCAGCGGCTTCGCGTGGGCCGAGGACGGCACGTACACCCTCCAGGTCGACAACGCGGTCAAGGCCGGCCGTGACGTCGCCCTTGTCGGGATGTT